CAAGGTCACTGACGAGGAAGGGCACACGACCTCTGAGGTCATCCGCGTGGGTAAGGGCGGTGATTATGCCAGCCTCGATGCACTGGTGATGGATGCGACCAACAACCTGATTGAGCCGTGGTATCAGGAAGACCCTGACCTTGTGGTGATTGTGGGGCGTCAGCTACTGGCGGACAAGTATTTCCCCATCGTCAACAAGGAGCAGGATAACAGCGAAATGCTGGCCGCTGACGTCATCATCAGCCAGAAACGCATCGGTAACCTGCCGGCGGTACGCGTCCCGTACTTCCCGGCGGATGCGATGCTCATCACGAAGCTGGAAAACCTGTCCATCTACTACATGGATGACAGCCATCGCCGCGTGATTGAGGAAAACCCGAAACTCGACCGCGTGGAGAACTACGAGTCAATGAACATTGATTACGTGGTGGAAGACTACGCCGCCGGTTGTCTGGTGGAAAAAATTAAGGTCGGTGATTTCTCCACACCGGCTAAAGCGACCGCAGAGTCGGGAGCGTAACCGATGACGAGTCCCGCACAGCGCCACATGATGCGGGTCTCGGCAGCGATGACCGCGCAGCGGGAAGCCGCCCCGCTGCGACATGCAACTGTCTATGAGCAGATGCTGGTTAAGCTCGCCGCAGACCAGCGCACACTGAAAGCGATTTATTCAAAAGAGCTGAAGGCCGCGAAAAAACGCGAACTGCTGCCGTTCTGGTTGCCGTGGGTGAACGGCGTGCTGGACCAGGGCAAAGGTGCACAGGATGACATTCTGATGACGGTCATGCTGTGGCGTCTGGATACCGGCGATATTGCCGGTGCGCTGGAGATTGCCCGTTATGCCCTGAAGTACGGTCTGACCATGCCGGGTAAACACCGCCGCACCCCGCCGTACATGTTCACCGAGGAGGTGGCGCTCGCGGCCATGCGCGCTCACGCTGCCGGTGAGTCTGTGGATACCCGCCTGCTGACGGAGACCCTTGAACTGACCGCCACGGCTGACATGCCTGATGAAGTGCGCGCAAAGCTGCACAAAATCACCGGTCTGTTTCTGCGTGACGCTGGTGATGCCGCCGGTGCGCTGTCGCACCTGCAACGTGCGACACAGCTCGACTGTCAGGCAGGCGTCAAAAAAGAGATTGAACGACTGGAGCGGGAGCTGAAACCGAAGCCGGAGCCGCAGCCAAAAGCGGCCACCCGCGCCCCGCATAAGACCCGGAGCGTGACACCGGCAAAACGTGGACGCCCGAAAAAGAAAGCCAGTTAACAACCGAATGCGCCCCGCGCCAGGGCGGCACGCCGGTCAGTGAGGGTGAATCACCTGACGCTGTACCGGCGTCCACCGCCCGACTTTTCAGAGGTAGTCATGATGACGCTGATTATTCCGCGAAAGGAGGCTCCCGTGTCCGGTGAGGGTACGGTGGTCATCCCGCAACCGGCAGGCGACGAGCCGGTGATTAAAAACACGTTCTTTTTTCCCGATATCGACCCGAAGCGCGTCCGGGAACGTATGCGCCTTGAGCAGACCGTCGCCCCCGCCCGTCTGCGTGAGGCTATCAAGTCAGGCATGGCGGAGACAAATGCGGAGCTGTACGAGTATCGCGAACAGAAAATTGCTGCCGGTTTTACGTGTCTGGCGGACGTTCCGGCGGACGACATCGACGGTGAAAGCATCAAAGTTTTTTACTACGAGCGCGCCGTGTGTGCGATGGCGACCGCGTCGCTTTATGAGCGTTACCGCGGCGTGGATGCCAGTGCGAAAGGCGACAAGAAGGCTGACAGCATTGACAGCACCATCGATGAACTGTGGCGGGATATGCGCTGGGCGGTGGCGCGTATCCAGGACAAGCCGCGCTGCATCGTGAGTCAAATCTGATGAAGACCTTTGCGCTACAGGGCGACACGCTCGACGCCATTTGTGTCCGGTATTACGGGCGCACTGAGGGCGTGGTTGAGACCGTGCTCGCCGCAAATCCGGGACTGGCTGAACTGGGTGCGGTGCTGCCGCACGGCACCGCCGTCGAACTGCCCGACGTTCAGACCGCGCCCGTGGCTGAAACTGTCAATCTGTGGGAGTAACGCATGACAGCAGAAGAAAAAAGCGTCCTGTCGCTTTTCATGATTGGGGTGCTGATTGTTGTCGGCAAGGTGCTTGCCGGTGGTGAACCCATCACCCCGCGTCTGTTTATCGGGCGCATGTTGCTCGGTGGTTTTGTCTCGATGGTTGCCGGTGTTGTTCTGGTGCAGTTTCCTGACCTGTCACTGCCTGCGGTGTGCGGCATCGGCTCCATGCTGGGTATCGCCGGTTATCAGGTGATTGAGATTGCCATTCAGCGCCGCTTTAAGGGCAGGGGGAAACCGTAATGCCGGTAATTAACACGCACCAGAATATCGCCGCCTTTCTCGACATGCTGGCCGTGTCCGAAGGGACGGCGAATCATCCGCTGACGAAAAACCGGGGCTATGACGTGATAGTCACCGGACTGGACGGGAAGCCGGAAATTTTCACCGACTACAGTGACCACCCGTTCGCGCATGGCCGACCGGCGAAGGTGTTTAACCGTCGCGGTGAAAAATCCACGGCCTCCGGTCGCTATCAGCAGCTTTACCTGTTCTGGCCGCATTACCGCAAACAGCTTGCCCTGCCGGATTTCAGTCCGTTGTCACAGGACAGACTCGCCATTCAGTTGATCCGCGAACGCGGTGCGCTGGATGACATCCGGGCGGGACGCATTGAGCGCGCCATTTCACGCTGTCGCAATATCTGGGCGTCCCTGCCGGGTGCCGGTTACGGTCAGCGTGAGCATTCACTGGAAAAACTGGTCACCGTCTGGCGTACCGCTGGCGGCGTACCGGCTTAAACGGAGTAAACACCATGAAGAAATTATCCCTTTCACTGATGCTGAACGTGTCGCTGGCGCTGATGCTGGCACTGTCCCTGATTTACCCGCAGAGCGTGGCCGTCAGTTTTGTCGCCACCTGGGCGATTCTTGCGACGGTTATCTGTGTGGTTGCCGGTGGTGTCGGCGTGTATGCCACTGAGTATGTGCTGGAACGCTACGGGCGGGAGCTGCCGCCTGAATCGCTGGCCGTGAAGATTGTCACGTCGCTGTTTTTGCAGCCGGTGCCGTGGCGCAGACGGGCGGCGGCTCTGGTGGTGATGGTGGCGACGTTTATCTCGCTGGTCGCTGCCGGGTGGATTTTTACCGCGCTGATTTACCTCGTGGCGTCGGTGTTCTTCCGGCTGATACGTACGGCCTGTCGTCAGCGTTTTGAGGGGCGGGAACCATGTCAAAGCTGATGATTGTGATGGTTGTGTTGTTATCGCTGGCGGTGGCGGGGCTGTTTCTGGCGAAGCATGAAAACGCCAGCCTGCGCGCCTCGCTGGACAGGGTGAACAACGTCGCCAGTGAACAGCAGACGACCATCACCATGCTGAAAAATCAGCTTCATGTTGCCCTCACCAGGGCAGACAAAAACGAGCTGGCGCAGGTGGCACTGCGTCAGGAACTGGAGAACGCCGCGAAGCGTGAAGCACAGCGCGAGAAAACCATCACGAGGTTACTTAATGAAAACGAAGATTTTCGCCGCTGGTATGGTGCTGACCTGCCTGATGCTGTGCGCCGGTTGCACCAGCGCCCCGCCTGCACTGACGCCAGTGATTGTCCACAACGCCTGCCCGAAAGTGAGCCTTTGCCCGATGCCGGGCAGTGACCCGCAGACGAACGGCGATTTAAGTGCTGATATCCGGCAGCTTGAGAACGCGCTGGCACGCTGTGCCAGCCAGGTAAAAATGATTAAACACTGTCAGGACGTAAACGATGCTCAAACCCGACAGCCTGCGCAGGGCGCTGACTGATGCCGTCATGGTGCTGAAAACCAGTCCCGAGATGCTGCGGATATTCGTGGATAACGGGAGTATTGCCTCCACACTGGCGACGTCGCTGTCATTCGAAAAGCGTTACACGCTCAATGTGATTGTGACCGACTTTACCGGTGATTTTGACCTGCTCATCGTGCCGGTGCTGGCGTGGCTGCGGGAAAATCAGCCCGACATCATGACCACCGACGCAGGTCAGAAAAAGGGCTTCACGTTTTATGCAGACATCAACAATGACAGCAGCTTTGATATCAGCATCAGCCTGATGCTGACCGAGCGAACGCTGGTCAGTGAGGTGGACGGCGCACTGCATGTGAAGAATATCCCGGAACCTCCGCCGCCGGAGCCGGTCACCCGCCCGGTGGAGCTTTATATCAATGGCGAACTGGTGAGCAAGTGGGATGAATGAGTTTAAGCGTTTTGAAGACCGGCTGACCGGACTTATTGAATCGCTGTCACCGTCAGGGCGTCGGCGACTGAGCGCCGAACTGGCGAAACGTCTGCGGCAGAGTCAGCAGCGCCGGGTGATGGCACAGAAAGCCCCGGACGGCACACCCTACGCACCACGCCAGCAGCAGAGCGCCAGAAAAAAGACCGGTCGCGTTAAGCGAAAAATGTTTGCGAAACTTATCACCAGTCGTTTTTTGCATATCCGCGCCAGCCCTGAACAGGCATCAATGGAGTTTTACGGCGGGAAGTCACCGAAAATAGCCAGTGTGCATCAGTTCGGTCTGTCGGAAGAAACCCGGAAAGACGGTAAGAAAATTGATTATCCGGCGCGTCCTCTGCTCGGCTTTACCGGTGAGGATGTGCAGATGATTGAAGAGATTATCCTGGCTCACCTCGACCGTTAGTTGTGCCATTCCCGACACCTCATCGTTACATTGCCGCCGGTATGACCCGGCGGCATCCTTCCCGTTATGAACACTCTCGCAAATATCCAGGAACTCGCGCGCGCACTGCGCAACATGATCCGCACCGGCCTTGTCGTCGAAACCAACCTTAAAGCCGGTCGCTGCCGTGTGCAGACCGGCGGCATGTGCACCGACTGGCTTCAGTGGCTGACCTGTCGTGCCGGGCGTTCGCGCACATGGTGGGCACCTTCCGTGGGGGAGCAGGTGCTGATTCTGGCCGTGGGCGGTGAACTTGACACGGCGTTTGTTCTGCCGGGGATTTATTCCGGCGATAACCCCGCGCCGTCTGCGTCGGCGGATGCCCTGCATATCCGTTTCCCTGACGGGGCGGTGATTGAGTATGAACCCGAAACCAGTGCACTGACGGTAAGCGGAATTAAAACGGCCAGCGTGACGGCTTCTGATTCTGTTACTGCCACGGTGCCGGTGGTCATTGTGAAAGCATCAACCCGCGTCACCCTGGACACACCGGAGGTGGTCTGCACCAACAGGCTGATTACCGGCACGCTGGAAGTGCAGAAGGGCGGGACGATGCACGGCAACATTGAACACACCGGCGGTGAACTCTCATCAAACGGTAAGGTACTGCATACCCATAAACACCCCGGCGACAGTGGCGGCACAACAGGGGGACCTCTATGACTGCGCGTTATCTCGGAATGAATCGCAGTGATGGCCTGACTGTCACTGACCTTGAGCATATCAGCCAGAGTATCGGCGATATCCTGCGCACACCGGTCGGCTCACGGGTGATGCGTCGTGATTACGGCTCGTTGCTGGCATCAATGATTGACCAGCCGCAGACCCCGGCGCTTGAGTTGCAGATTAAGGTCGCCTGTTACATGGCGGTGCTGAAATGGGAACCCCGCGTCACCCTGTCATCCGTCACCACTGAACGCAGTTTTGACGGGCGAATGACTGTCACTTTGACCGGCCAGCACAACGACACCGGCCAGCCACTTTCGTTAACCATCCCTGTGAGTTGAAACCATGCCGATTATCGACCTGAACCAGCTACCCGTACCGGATGTGGTCGAGGAGCTGGACTTTGAAACCATTCTTGCCGAACGCAAGGCGACACTGATTTCCCTTTACCCGGAAGACCAGCAGGAGGCGGTCGCCCGTACCCTGACGCTGGAATCCGAGCCTCTCGTCAAACTGCTGGAGGAAAATGCTTATCGTGAGCTTATCTGGCGTCAGCGTGTGAATGAGGCCGCACGGGCGGTAATGCTGGCCTGTGCCGCCGGTAATGACCTTGATGTGATTGGTGCCAATTACAACACCACGCGCCTGATTATCACCCCGGCAGATGATTCGACCCTCCCGCCGACACCGGCAGTGATGGAATCTGACACGGATTATCGTCTGCGTATTCAGCAGGCGTTTGAAGGTTTAAGCGTCGCCGGGTCGGTGGGGGCCTATCAGTATCATGGTCGCAGTGCCGACGGGCGTGTCGCGGATATTTCTGTCACCAGTCCGTCTCCGGCCTGCGTCACCATCTCTGTGCTGTCACGTGAAAATAACGGTGTCGCATCCGAAGACCTGCTGGCGGTGGTGCGTAACGCCCTTAATGGCGAGGACGTCAGGCCGGTGGCCGACCGCGTGACCGTGCAGTCTGCCGCCATCGTTGAATACCAGATAAACGCCACGCTTTACCTTTACCCTGGTCCCGAAAGCGAACCCATACGCGCTGCTGCCGTGAAAAAACTGGAAGCGTACATCACGGCACAGCACCGGCTGGGGCGTGACATCCGTCTGTCTGCCATTTATGCCGCTTTGCATGTGGAAGGCGTGCAGCGTGTCGAACTGACTGCACCGCTGACCGACATCGTGCTCAACAGTACGCAGGCGTCTTTCTGTACCGAATACCGCGTCGTGACCGGAGGCTCGGATGAGTGATTCGCGACTGCTGCCGACCGGCTCATCACCGCTTGAAATTGCTGCCGCAAAAGCCTGTGCGGAAATTGAAAAAACGCCGGTCAGGATTCGTGAACTGTGGAACCCGGATACCTGTCCGGCAAATCTGCTGCCGTGGCTGGCGTGGGCGTTTTCGGTCGACAGGTGGGATGAAAAGTGGCCGGAAGCGACAAAACGCGCCGTTATCCGCGATGCCTATTTCATCCACTGTCATAAGGGCACTATCGGTGCAATCCGGCGTGTGGTGGAGCCGCTCGGCTATCTCATCAACGTGACGGAGTGGTGGGAAAACAGTGACCCGCCAGGCACCTTCCGGCTTGATATTGGTGTACTGGAAAGCGGCATCACAGAGGCAATGTATCAGGAAATGGAACGGCTGATTGCTGATGCCAAACCTGCAAGCCGCCACCTTATCGGCCTGAACATTACCCGGGACATTCCCGGCTACCTGTTCGCCGGTGGTGTGGCTTACGACGGCGATGTAATTACGGTTTACCCCGGATAAGTGAGGAATAATGAGCACAAAATTCAGAACCGTTATCACCACTGCCGGTGCAGCAAAGCTGGCAGCGGCAACCGCACCGGGAGGGCGGAAGGTCAACATTACCACGATGGCCGTCGGGGATGGCGGTGGTAAATTGCCTGTCCCGGATGCCGGACAGACCGGGCTTATCCACGAAGTCTGGCGACATACGCTGAACAAAATCAGCCAGGACAAACGAAACAGTAATTATATTATCGCAGAGCTGGTTATTCCGCCGGAGGTGGGCGGTTTCTGGATGCGTGAGCTTGGCCTGTACGATGATGCGGGAACGTTAATTGCCGTGGCGAACATGGCCGAAAGTTATAAGCCAGCTCTTGCCGAAGGCTCAGGGCGTTCGCAGACCTGTCGCATGGTCATCATCGTCAGCAGTGTGGCCTCGGTGGCGCTGACCATTGACACCACAACGGTGATGGCGACGCAGGATTACGTTGATGACAAAATTGCAGAACATGAACAGTCACGACGTCACCCTGACGCCTCGCTGACCGCAAAAGGTTTTACTCAGTTAAGCAGTGCGACCAACAGCACGTCTGAAACACTGGCTGCAACGCCGAAAGCGGTAAAGACCGCCTATGACCTTGCTAACGGGAAATATACCGCGCAGGATGCCACCACCGCGCGAAAAGGCCTTGTTCAGCTCAGTAGTGCGACTAACAGCACGTCTGAAACGCTCGCCGCAACGCCGAAAGCGGTAAAGGCCGCGTATGACCTTGCTAACGGGAAATACACTGCACAGGACGCCACTACAGCGCGAAAAGGTCTTGTCCAGCTCAGTAGCGCCACCAACAGCGATTCTGAAACGCTTGCGGCAACACCAAAGGCGGTTAAGACAGCGTATGACCTTGCTAACGGGAAATACACTGCACAGGATGCCACCACGGCGCGAAAAGGTCTTGTCCAGCTCAGTAGCGCCACCAACAGTGATTCTGAAACCCTCGCGGCAACGCCAAAAGCAGTGAAGTCTGCCTATGACAATGCTGAAAAACGTCTTCAGAAAGATCAGAACGGTGCGGATATTCCGGGAAAGGATACCTTCACGAAAAATATCGGTGCCTGTCGTGCTTATAGCGGCGCTTTGAGCACTGAAGCCGGAAACTGGACAACCGCTCAGTTTATTGAATGGCTGGATTCCCGTGGTGCATTTAATCATCCGTACTGGATGTGCAAAGGCTCCTGGTCATATGCAAATAACAAAATCATTACGGATACCGGATGTGGTGATATCCACCTGGCTGGTTGTGTCGTCGAGGTCATGGGAACTAAATCTGCAATCACTATCCGAGTGACCACGCCGACAACATCAAGTGGTGGCGGTACAACCAGCGCGCAATTCACTTACATTAATCATGGGGACGGCTACTCCCCCGGCTGGCGTCGTGACTGGAATCGTCAGGGCGACTCAATGACCGGAACGATTAATCAGGATGGCGGAAGCCAGAATGCCTATATGTCTACGGCCTTATGTTCAGGCACCAGAGGCGGCAAAAAATATCTCAGAAAGTTTCGTGGTGGAGAAGGAGACACTATCTGGCATGAAACAGTACAGGGCGGGGTAGTTCGCTGGGCGACTGGTAATACTGATGCTCAGGAAGAATTATCACTCAGCTCCGCTTATGGTCTCCGTTCAAGAGGTGAGATTACATCAAGCAGTGCTAATGGTCTGCGCATTGCTTATGGCAATTATGGATTCTTTATCAGGAATGATGGCAGCAGCACTTATTTTATGTTGACTAAATCAGGTGACAGATTAGGCACTTATAATAATTTAAGACCACTGATTATAAATGATGCCACGGGTGCTGTATCAATGGGGCATGGCCTGAGTGTTACTGGTGATATTGTCTCAAGTACCAAAGTACGTGCCGGTAGCGGGAAAAAATTCACGGTCAGCAGCAGTAATACATCCACGAAGGAAGCCGCATTCAATTTGTGGGGAAACTCAAGTCGTCCGGTGGTGGCTGAATTAGGTGATGATGCAGGCTGGCATTTTTACAGTCAGAGAAATACAGATAACAGCATCACTTTTGCTGTTAACGGGCAGGTATCACCATCTAACTATGGCAACTTTGATTCACGCTATGTCCGGGATATTCGGCTTGGTGGTGCTGCCACATACAAACCTGCGAACAATGGCATGACATGGACACATCAGGCACCGTCCGGGTGTGTATATTCCGGCATTATTGTTCAGGATACCGGCTCAAACTCTGCCGATAACATTGGTGGCGTATATTACAGACCGGTGCAGAAATACATTAACGGGACTTGGTATAACGTGGCGCAGGTATAATTTATGCAGCATTTGATAAATATAACGGCAGGTAATCCAAAAACGGTTGAACAATATCAATTGACAAGGGATTTTGATGTTGTCTGGTTTTTTTCAGAAGATGGTAAGAACTGGTACGAAGAACAAAAGTATTTTGCTGATGACACGATAAAAATAGCGTACGACAAGGATAATATCATCCGCTATGTGGAAAAGGATGTGACAGCTATCAGACCGGATGGATTAAGTGTTGTTGAAGTGGCGGATATTACTGCTAACCGACGGGCGGACATTTCAGGGGGCTGGATGTTTAAGGACGGAAAAGTGATTAAACGCATTTATACGGCAGAGGAATTGCAGCAGCAGGCAGAAAACCGGAAAGCCAGACTTCTTGCAGATGCTGAATCCGTGATTTTGCCGCTGGAGCGCGCGGTCAGACTGAACATGGCAACAGAGGAGGAGCGCACACGGCTGGAGGCTTGGGAACGCTACAGCGTTCTGGTCAGTCGTGTGGATCCTGCAAATCCTGAATGGCCGGAAATGCCGCAATAAGTTGTATGAACTCTGGTGTGAGCTTACATATCTATGGTACAGAGTAAAGCCTAATCTGACAGTCCGCTCTGTGCCTGTTGCGGACGTTAAGCTAACGGCAGCTAAGGGTGTACAGCGGACGTATTAAAATTGTAATTTTTCATTAAACACAACCAGCTCCAGCCTCTAAATTTTGAACCGGATCACGATTTAAGAGTAATGGCATTCACGAGCAATGAAAATGACACTTATTATGCGTTTTTAATATTGCACCAGAATAAATAAAGTGTATCTTATTGAGTGGGTTGCTTATTCTTTATAGTTCAATTAAAAAAGCAGCCTAATTATTTAAATATTATGATTAATAAAGACTATTAATTCAGTTGAGACTAAATCTATACAGATAAAACTTTAAATTTTAAGGAGAGAGTAAATGATAAAACCACAATACTCAGATAGGTTTGTTTATCATTTTACATACATTGATAATCTTGAGGGAATTATAAAAAATGGATTACTTAGTACAAATTTAAAATCAAATAGAGGCATTATTCATAAAGATATAGCAAATAATGAAATACAACACCGTCGTAGTGAAATGAGGGTCACTTGTGGTCCAGGTGGAGTGGTCCATGATTATGTGCCTTTTTACTTCACTAAAAGATCTCCCATGTTACTTAATGTTATTAAGAAAAAAAACGTAGATCAAGAAGGAATTATATATCTTGCGATACCAATAGAGGCGATAGAAGATAAATCAGTAGTTTTTTCAAATTCTTCTGCAAATACTTTAACGCCACCAACATTTTACTCTAATGCTGATGATTTAAATAAGCTAAATTGGGATGCAATTGACAGTAGAGTGTGGATCCCAAAGACCGAAGGAGTAAAACAGCAAAAAATGGCAGAGTTGCTTATTCATGATGAAATTCCCTTCAATAATTTTTCATTTATTGTTGTTTGGAATCTTTGCGTGAAAACGCATGTTGCACAGCTATTGAAAAAATATGGGTTTAATAATTTTGATGTTCGTTGTGATTCTAGATCATTTGATCATCATTACTTTCATGATTTAAATGTGGTAGGCCGGGTGAATATTGTTACAGGACCTAAGATTCTCCTTGCGAAGACTAAAAAATATATAAGTGATATAAAACAAAATAAACCTTTAAACCCTAGATTTAAAAATATCGCAGATGTGTTAGAAGCGATTAGCAATAACTTTGGGTGTATAAAAGAACTTTCTGATATTGATGGCCTTGAAACAGATAATCCTATTCACCGAGAGGATGTTGGGGCACATAGCAGAAGAGTTGCCAGCTTACTTAATACGGAGTCTGCATTCCACGACTTATCGGAAAGAGAACGACTTGTTGTAACGCTCGCTGCATATTTACATGATATTGGCAAAGGACCTAAATCTAGATGGAAAGATGGAGTACAAAAAGTAGATGATACTCATCCTATTAAATCGTTACCTATGCTTAAAAGAATTTTGTGTGAAGAAATAGGTGATTTATCCAATAGGGAAATAAGGCAAATTGTGACACTCGTAGTTTACGATGATCTTGTTGGGGATATAATAGCCCATGAAAGAAACGAAGAGCAAATGCAAAAAATAATAAAGATAAAATCTGATGTAGATATGTTAATTCTAATTGCTAAATGCGATATGAATTCCATTAATACAGCATGGGTAAAAGATGGGATTGATAAAATTGAAGAATTAAGAGCAAGGATGTATACTTATCTTGAGGAGAATTTATGATTAGATTCGTTGATGGTGATTTTTTTGATTATGCTGCTGACATTAGAATCAATACAGTTAATTGTGTTGGTGTAATGGGGGCAGGGGTAGCTTTTGCTTTTAAAAACAAGTTTCCCGAAATGTATGATGAGTACGTATTGCTATGTAAAAAAGGAGACATATCCCCAGGTAAACCAGCAGTTTGGAAAAATGCTGATGCGTATGGTAATGATATAGAGATCATAAATTTTCCTACTAAGGATCATTGGAAAAATAAATCCAAGTATGAATATATAGAAAAAGGTCTGGTTTGGCTCTCGAATTATTTGGAGCATAAGAACGGTAAAATTATCACTCTACCAGCTTTAGGTTGTGGACACGGCGGTCTTGATTGGGAAATTGTAAAAAAAATGATACAAGATTCTCTATCTAACAATAAAAATGAGATTTTGGTTTTTAGCCCGCAAGCATCAAAAAATAATAAACGAGAAAAAGTCACACCAAACCATAGCTACCCATCGCTAAAGGATCTAAATGTGTCCGAAATTCGACGTGATGATAAAAGCTTTCCGGTAAAACTTTCAACTTTATCAAGCAAAAATCTTTATTATACTGGGCAGCTATTTACTGACTTTGATCTTTCTATAATTTCGAGTACATCACCTAGCGATATAGAAAAGCAAGCTGTCCTTGATACTATTGATATTTCTGTTAAGAAAGGGTATTCATTGCTCTTTGGTGGAACTGCTTTCGATAAAATGATGGCTGTTACTGCTTTACGTAAAGGTATCAAGACAGGTGTTTTTTTGCCAAGTGGCATAGCTAAATCAGCTGAAAAATTGAATTTGCACGGTAAATTTAATCATCTAACTATCCTTTCTTTTGGTGATCCTTTTGTTCAATTTAATAGAAGTGAGTATCTCCCCTCAGTTTTTAGTCGTATTCTTCTACCGCGCCGAGTGTTGTTCACTACAAGTAAATTACAATGGCTTAAGAAGCATAAAAAAATCATTTTACAAAATAATATTGATTCATTTTTCCTTATTTCGGAAACAAATGATAATGACATAGAAGCTGCGAATTTAATTGGATCAAAAGCTATAGATGAACATGAGTTATTTAATTTTATTTGAATTGATTTTGTGCCTGCAAGAGTCCACCTCATGATGGTGTTTGTACTCAAGAATTATGGATATGCAATGCATATCCATTGTGGATAGATCTCCATTTTCGGCACTCATAAACACTTTTAAATCATATTTGAAATGTTTTACTGACGTTACTACTTTTAATTTTTTTTGTTATACTTTCATTAAGGTTATTCAAATTAAAAACACGCTCGATATATATTCAAAAATATTGAAAAGATCTTTAAATACGTCCCTTGGAGTCAATGGTGAACTTCCGCTTTTCGCTCAAAGCAGACTGTCAGATTTGATAACTTTTGGGCTATGTAAATTGTCAGGCGGAAAATGAGTGAGTACAAATCAGGACAGGCGGGCGAATTGCCCGCCTTTTCTTTATCTGTTGTTTCATCCACTGACCAGCCAGGTCAAATAGCGTCTCATGCTCTGCACAACAGAAAATAGTTGCACCCATTAACCACGGAGTTAAACGGATGAGTGACTATCATCACGGCGTGCAGGTGCTGGAGATTAACGACGGCACCCGCGTCATTTCCACCGTATCCACTGCCATTGTCGGCATGGTCTGCACGGCCAGCGATGCGGATGCGGAAACCTTCCCCCTCAATAAACCGGTGCTGATTACCAATGTGCAGAGCGCAATTGCAAAGGCCGGTAAAAAAGGCACGCTGGCGGCGTCGTTACAGGCCATCGCTGACCAGTCAAAACCGGTCACCGTTGTTGTGCGCGTGGAAGACGGCACCGGCGACGACGAAGAAACGAAACTTGCGCAGACCGTTTCCAATATCATCGGCACCACCGACGAAAACGGTCAGTACACCGGACTGAAAGCCCTGCTGGCGGCGGAGTCGGTAACCGGTGTTAAACCGCGTATTCTCGGCGTGCCGGGACAGGATACCAAAGAGGTGGCTGTTGCACTGGCATCAGTCTGTCAGAAGCTGCGCGCTTTCGGGTATATCAGCGCATGGGGCTGTAAAACCATTTCCGAGGTGAAAGCCTACCGCCAGAATTTCAGCCAGCGTGAGCTGATGGTCATCTGGCCGGATTTCCTCGCATGGGATACGGTCACCAGTACCACCACCACCGCGTATGCCACCGCCCGTGCGCTGGGTCTGCGCGCTAAAATCGACCAGGAGCAGGGCTGGCATAAAACGCTGTCCAATGTCGGGGTGAACGGTGTTACCGGCATCAGCGCATCTGTATTCTGGGATTTGCAGGAGTCCGGCACCGATGCTGACCTGCTTAACGAGTCAGGCGTCACAACACTGATTCGCCGTGACGGTTTCCGCTTCTGGGGTAACCGTACCTGCTCTGATGACCCGCTGTTCCTCTTTGAAAACTACACCCGCACCGCGCAGGTACTGGCCGACACGATGGCTGAGGCGCACATGTGGGCGGTGGACAAGCCCATCACCGCAACGCTGATTCGCGACATCGTTGACGGCATCAATGCCAAATTCCGAGAGCTGAAAACAAACGGCTATATCGTGGATGCGACCTGCTGGTTCAGCGAAGAATCCAACGATGCGGAAACCCTCAAGGCCGGAAAACTGTATATCGACTACGACTATACACCGGTGCCTCCTCTCGAAAACCTGACCCTGCGCCAGCGTATTACCGATAAATACCTGGCAAATCTGGTCACTTCGGTTAACAGCAATTAAGGAGCCCGACCGATGGCAATGCCGCGCAAACTCAAGTTAATGAACGTCTTTCTGAACGGCTACAGCTATCAGGGCGTTGCAAAGTCCGTCACGCTGCCAAAACTGACCCGTAAGCTCGAAAACTATCGCGGTGCGGGGATGAACGGCAGCGCACCGGTAGACCTCGGCCTTGATGACGATGCGCTGTCAATGGAGTGGTCGCTCGGGGGCTTCCCGGATTCGGTTATCTGGGAGCTTTACGCCGCAACCGGTGTGGATGCCGTACCGATTCGTTTTGCAGGCTCTTACCAGCGCGACGATACCGGCGAAACGGTGGCCGTCGAGGTGGTCATGCGTGGCCGTCAGAAAGAAATCGACACCGGCGAGGGCAAACAGGGAGAAGACACCGAGTCGAAAATCTCCGTGGTCTGCACCTATTTCCGGCTGACGATGGACGGTAAGGAGCTGGTCGAAATCGACACCATCAACATGATTGAGAAGGTGAACGGCGTCGACCGGCTGGAGCAACACCGCCGCAATATCGGCCTGTGATTTTCATCCGGTCAGCCAGGCTGACCGGTTAACCCCCGATTCAGAAGTGAGAAAACCATGAACAAAGAAAATGTGATTACCCTGGAAAATCCGGTCAAACGTGGTGAGCAGGTTATCAAACAGGTCACGCTGATGAAACCCAATGCCGGGACGCTGCGCGGTGTCAGTCTGGCTGCGGTCGCGAACTCCGAAGTCGATGCACTGATTAAGGTGCTGCCGCGCATGACTGCACCGATGCTGACCGAGCAGGAAGTCGCCGCACTGGAACTGCCTGACCTTGTGGCGCTGGCCGGTAAGGTGGTCGGTTTTTTGTCGCCGAACTCGGTGCAGTAACGTTCCCGAAAAATCTCTCGGTCGATGACCTGATGGCGGATGTGGCAGTGATATTTCACTGGCCGCCATCAGAACTGTATCCCATGAGCCTGACCGAACTCATCACATGGCGCGAAAAGGCGCTCCGGCGAAGCGGAAACACGAATGAGTAACAATGTAAAATTACAGGTATTGCTCAGGGCTGTTGACCAGGCATCCCGCCCGTTTAAATCCATCCGCACAGCGAGCAAATCGCTGTCGGGGGATATCCGGGAAACACAAAAATCACTGCGCGAGCTGAACGGTCAGGCATCCCGTATTGAGGGATTTCGCAAGACCAGTGCACAGCTCGCCGTGACTGGTCATGCACTTGAAAAGGCACGGCAGGAGGCCGAAGCTCTTGCCACACAGTTTAAAAACACCGAACGTCCGACCCGTGCTCAGGCGAAAGTGCTGGAATCCGCGAAGCGTGCGGTGGAGGACTTACAGGCGAAATATAACCGCCTGACGGATTCCGTTAAACGCCAGCAGCGGGAACTGGCCGTTGTGGGAATTAATACCCGCAATCTTGCACATGATGAGCAGGGATTGAAAAACCGTATCAGTGAAACCACCGCACAGCTTAACCGTCAGCGTGACGCGCTGGCTCGTGTCAGTGCGCAACAGGCAAAACTTAACGCAGTAAAACAGCGTTATCAGGCAGGCAAGGAACTGGCCGGAAATATGGCCTCAGTGGGCGCTGCCGGTGTGGGGATTGCGGCGGCGGGAACGATGGCCGGAGTTAAGTTGCTGATGCCCGGTTATGAGTTTGCGCAGAAAAACTCAGAATTGCAGGCCGTGCTCGGAGTGGCAAAAGACTCCGCCGAAATGACCGCGCTCCGCAAGCAGGCGCGCCAGCTCGGCGACAATACCGCCGCCTCGGCAGATGATGCAGCCGGTGCACAGATTATCATTGCGAAAGCCGGTGGGGATGTTGATGCCATTCAGGCGGCAACGCCGGTCACGCTGAATATGGCACTGGCGAACCGCCGCACGATGGAAGAAAACGCCGCCCTGCTGATGGGGATGAAATCCGCCTTTCAGCTTTCAAACGATAAGGTCGCTCATATCGGGGATGTTCTCTCCATGACGATGAACAAAACCGCCGCTGATTTTGACGGCATGAGCGATGCGCTGACCTATGCCGCACCAGTGGCAAAAAATGCCGGTGTCAGCATTGAAGAAACCGCCGCAATGGTCGGGGCGCTGCATGATGCAAAAATCACAGGCTCAATGGCGGGGACGGGAAGCCGTGCCGTGTTAAGTCGCCTGCAGGCACCGACGGGAAAAGCATGGGATGCACTCAAAGAGCTTGGCGTGAAAACCTCAGACAGTAAGGGGAATACCCGACCAGTATTTACCATTCTGAAAGAAATGCAGGCCAGTTTTGAGAAAAACCGGCTCGGTACTGCCCAGCAGGCTGAATACATGAAAACCATTTTCGGGGAGGAGGCCAGCTCAGCCGCCGCCGTGCTGATGACTACCGCCTCAACCGGAAAGCTGGACAAACTGACCGCTGAGTTTAAAGCCTCAGACGGGAAGACCGCCGAGCTGGTAAATATCATGCAGGACAACCTCGGCGGTGACTTTAAGGAGTTTCAGTCCGCTTATGAGGCGGTGGGGACAGACCTGTTTGACCAGCAGGAAGGCGCACTGCGTAAGCTCACACAGACGGCCACAAAGTATGTGTTAAAACTCGACGGCTGGATCCAGAAAAACAAATCACTGGCGTCAACCATTGGCATCATTGCCGGTGGCGCGCTGGCGCTTATTGGCATCATCGGTGCAATTGGTCTTGTAGCCTGGCCGGTTATCACTGGCATCAATGCCATCATCGCGGCAGCAGGCGCAATGGGGGCAATCTTCACGACGGTTGGTAGTGCCGTTATGACGGCCATCGGGGCGATTAGCTGGCCGGTTGTGGCTGTGGTGGCCGCCATTGTCGCCGGGGCGTTGCTTATCCGTAAATACTGGGAGCCTGTCAGCGCATTCTTTGGCGGTGTGGTTGAAGGGCTGAAAGCGGCATTTGCGCCGGTGGGGGAGCTGTTCACGCCACTGAAACCGGTGTTTGACTGGCTGGGTGAAAAGTTACAGGCCGCGTGGCAGTGGTTTAAAAACCTGATTGTCCCGGTCAAAGCCACTCAGGACACCCTGAACAGTTGCCGTGACACGGGGGTCATGTTCGGGCAGGCACTGGCTGACGCGCTGAGGCTGCCGCTTAATGCGTTCAACAAACTGCGCAGCGGTATTGACTGGGTACTGGAAAAACTCGGTGTTATCAACAAAGAGTCAGACACACTTGACCAGACCGCCGCAAGGACTCATGCCGCCACGTATGGCACCGGTGGTTATATTCCGGCGACCAGCTCTTATGCAGGTTATCAGGCTTATCAGCCGGTCACGGCACCGGCTGGCCGCTCTTATGTAGACCAGAGTAAAAACGAATATCACATCAGCCTGACGGGTGGTACTGCGCCGGGGACACAGCTCGACCGCCAGTTACAGGATGCGCTCGAAAAATACGAGCGGGATAAACGTGCGCGCGCCCGTGCCAGCATGATGCATGACGGTTAAGGAGGTGACGAAAAATGATGCTCGCGTTAGGTATGTTTGTTTTTATGCGCCAGACGCTGCCACACCAGACCATGCAGCGTGAATCAGATTATCGCTGGCCGTCAAATTCCCGTATCGGTAAACGGGACGCCTACCAGTTTCTCGGTGTTGGCGATGAAAACATCACGCTTGCCGGTGTTCTTTATCCTGAACTGACCGGCGGAAAGCTGACGATGACCACGCTCAGGCTGATGGCAGAGGAAGGCCGGGCGTGGCCGTTGCTGGATGGCACCGGCATGATTTACGGCATGTATGTCATCAGCAGGGTGAGTGAAACAGGGAGTATTTTCTTTGCAGACGGCACACCCCGAAAAATTGATTTTACGCTGTCGCTCACCCGTGTTGATGAATCACTGGCCGCGCTTTATGGCGATATCGGTAAACAGGCGGAATCGCTCATCGGTAAGGCTGGCAGTATGGCGACCAGATTCACGGGTATGACGGGGGCGGGATAATGCTGGATGCGCTGACATTTGATGCAGGCAGTACGCTGACGCCGGATTACATGCTGATGCTCGACAGCAGGGATATTACCGGCAATATCAGTGACCGTCTGATGAGCATGACCCTGACGGATAACCGGGGCTTTGAGGCTGACCAGCTTGATATTGAACTGAACGATGCCGACGGGCAGGTCGGGTTGCCGGTTCGTGGCGCTGTCCTGACGGTGTATATCGGCTGGAAAGGTTTTGCCCTGGTATGCAAAGGGAAATTCACCGTTGATGAGGTTGAACACCGGGGCGCGCCGGATGTGGTCACCATCCGCGCCCGGAGTGCAGATTTCCGCGGGACGCTCAATTCCCGCCGTGAAGGCTCCTGGCATGACACCACGCTCGGTGCGATTGTTGAGGCGATAGCCTCCCGTAACAGGCTGGAAGCCAGTGTCGCTCCGTCACTGGCCGGAATTAAAATCCCGCACATCGACCAGTCGCAGGAGTCTGATGCGAAATTCCTGACCCGTCTTGCAGAACGCAACGGCGGTGAGGTGTCGGTAAAAATGGGAAAACTGTTGTTTCTCAAAGCGGGGCAGGGGGTGACGGCCAGCGGTAAAAAAATCCCGCAGGTCACCATAACCCGCAGCGACGGCGACCGCCATCATTTTGCGATTGCTGACCGTGGAGCCTATACCGGCGTAACGGCAAAGTGGTTACACACCAAAGACCCGAAGCCGCAAAAGCAGAAGGTAAAACTGAAACGCAAAAAGAAAGAGAAACACCTGCGCGCACTGGAGCACCCGAAAGCGAAACCAGTCACGCAGAAGAAAGCGCCAAAAGTACCGGAAGCGCGCGAAGGTGAATACATGGCCGGTGAAGCTGACAACGTTTTTGCCCTGACCACGGTATATGCCACGAAAGCGCAGGCCATGCGCGCCGCTCAGGCGAAGTGGGATAAACTGCAACGGGGCGTTGCGGAGTTCTCCATCAGCCTTGCCACTGGTCGTGCTGATATTTACACGGAAACACCGGTCAGAGTGTCAGGCTTTAAGCGCGTCATAGACGAGCAGGACTGGACAATCACTAAGGTGACACATTTTCTGAATAATAGCGGCTTCACGACGTCCTTAGAGCTTGAGGTCAGGCTTTCTGATGTGGAGTACGAAACAGAAGATGATGAGTGATGTTTTTATTTTATCTGTTTGTTTTATAAGGATAAATTAACTAAAATGGCACCATCAACAAAACCGGAAGAGGTGCTCGCGATGTTTCATTGTCCTTTATGCCAGCATGCCGCACATGCGCGTACAAGCCGCTATATCACTGACACGACAAAAGAGCGTTATCACCAGTGCCAGAACGTGAATTGCAGCGCCACGTTCATCACTTATGAGTCGGTACAGAGATACATCGTGAAGCCTGGAGAAGTCCACGCCGTGAGGCCGCACCCGTTGCCGTCAGGGCAGCAAATTATGTGGATGTAATTACAAACAGGAAGCCCCTCAGTCGAGGGGCTTTTTTGTCGATGTGGTCAATGTGTGGACGTGACCAGAAATAAATCCTTTTATTTCATTGTATTACGCGTAAAAAATAAGCCCGTGTAAGGGAGATTACACAGGCTAAGGAGGTGGTTCCTGGTACAGCTAGCATTTTATGGGTTATGTTTTTCAGCGA